GGAAAACCATTCTCATCAATAACTAAATCACCTCCAGTTTTCTGTCCAGCAGAAAACTTATTCTGACCAGGTACTAAGTTCCAGAACTTAGCATTGGTAGTAAGGGTGGTATAGTCATCAACTTCCACACACGCGTCTCGAACGCGTTGCGCTTCCTTGATCGAGTCCTCGACTCGCTCACGTTGCACTCTCTCCTCTATCCGATGACTCGGACGTTTGAGGCCGAGAGCACACAACATTCTTGTCCAAATGTTCTCAAGCATAGTATCCTCTAATAGCGCAGCTAAACAGAGGTACCTTGCCATTGAACTTTCAGTGGTCAAGAGTGTCCACACATTCATCAAGGTGGCAGCAGGTCGTACCAGAACGACCTCTCTCATTCTCTCCAAGAATGACACAAGAACGCCCCAGGCGTCCTGCACCAATTTCTTGGCAACAGCGTCGACAACCTGGTCGACGATCCAGTCTCTCGTACTAGCAAAGAAACCAACAATCTTATCCCACATAACCATAAATGGTTCTGTGAGGCTCGATACACCTAGCTGTTTTTCAGCACTAATCGTAGGCAACTTCTCCCAAGTCTTAGTTGAGGGAAGCTGCATAGTCATAGGCTTAGCAACAGCGAGATGCAAAGGCCGGATGTAACTCCAACCAATTGTTTGGTATTGCTTTGTCTTGCACAAAAGACAGCACACTACTTCTCCAGGAAATGTAGTGTCAGACACACATTTTGTCTGCCTAGCCGTACAGTGGCCACATGGATGATCAACGTCTTTCGACGTGACATTTTCCAGTGGGCACGAACAGGTCGGCTGCATAAAAATGGGAGTCTTCTTCTGGTCGACAGAGATCGACTCATGGATTTTGTATGATGTAAAACAAAAACCATGAGGACACTTATGTCGACGAGAGTACTCGCGCACGCGCTGCTCATTGGTGAAATGAGAATAGCGCTGCATCTGCATGTCCAAAACCGGTGAAAGGTTAACAGGACGATGCACAAAAACGTGAAATTTCTTATCACGTTCTTCAATACGCGCAGCGTATTGGTCACGCCTATATTGTCGGGCAGGTTTTTCAGCTGAGAGTCTAGCTCGATCAGCTTTAGCCTGGGCGACAATATACTCCTTCTTGAGGTCCTCGCGGAGGGCCTCTTTCTGGGCATGAGCTGCCTGAGTGGCAGCTTTTCTACGATTAAATAGGCTCGTGGTAGCCGTAACTCCTTGATTCGGAACTGTGCTGGGAGCATAGTTCTTCTTCGTAGAGTATTGAGATCCATACAACTTAGAAAGTTTTTGGGTGGGTTCAAAAGTAGATAGATTCATGGTGAGTTGTCTAAACATGTTAACAAAATATCTGAAATTAATCAGTGGATAATTTTGTTAACGTAGTAATAGAGAATCTCTACCGGGTGAGGGTAGGATGAAGGCTATCAACCGTAGTAAAATTAACGTAAATACTACTGATG